TAGGAGATGTTCTTTGGTATTGTGCTATGTTATCTGATTATCTAGATATTAATTTAGGTAAGATAATGGAAAACAATTTAGAGAAATTAAGTTCAAGAAAGAAACGTGGAACACTTGGTGGAAGTGGTGACCGAAGGTAGCTACTTTGTTCTAGCAAAATCCACTATTTTTTCTAAGTGAATTGGGTTAGACAAATCTAAAGTCTCTCCCTTTAAAATTATGTCTGCGTTATTTAAGGCTTGTTTTTTATCTGCAAAAGGCAGTCTTCTAAATTTCTGTGCTGCTAGTACATATCTACTCTTTTCAAACTCAATATCAAATTTAAGAGAGCCTTTATCATCTGTTTCTATACCTGCTATAAATTTATCAATTTTAGATTTAAAAAAATTTAACTGTCTATCTATTTCTACCCTTTGTGCATCTCTAATAAATGTTTTCTTTTTGATTTTTGATTTTGCTTTATCCGATAATTTACTATACCTACGTTCTTGCATTGTATAAAAGGAACTACCCTCTTTTACAAGGTCAACTATAGTAGTTAAGTTTTCTCTTAAACTAGCAGCCTGAAAATTTTTAAATCCCGGTGAAATACTTGCAGTAACCTGTCTGTAATCTTGATAACCTAAATCTGCTAAATATTTACCAGCATTTGAATATTCTCTTTTTGTACTTAAACCTGAGAATACTTTTAATAATGAGCCTACTCTATAATTACGATTTCCTGCTTGAAAAACAGTTTCTCTATTTGGTACTTTTACAACATTACCATCAACGTCAATAAATTCTTCATCTGTTCCGGGACTAAATATATTTAAATAACCTCTTTTTTTAGATGGTTGCAATACATATTTACCCATTGTTTTTGAAAAATCAATAATGTTTCCAGATGCTTTTATTTCAGGTTCTGTATTAAAATCTTTAAATTCATCTGTTCTATATCCCATACCACGTTGAACTTCTATTATTTGATTCAATGGTGTTCCAAATCTTGCAATCCATTCACCCATAAAAGTTCCTAGAAATTTAGCACCCTTTTCTGTACCCATTCCATCAGAAGCTACAACAGCTTCAGCAAGGTCTTTAAATATAATTTCACCACTACCAACCCTTACATTTGTTCCAAATATTGTTTCTGTTGCTTCTCTCCAACCTTGTTTATTCATCCATTGTAATAGTTCACCATCTTCATTTTTATTTATAGCTTCAGCTATCCAAAGAGATTGTCGTAACAAAGGAGACATTGGGGTGGTATCTGTTGTAGTACCATCATTATTTGTTAATAATTTATAATCAGCAGGAGCATCATCTTGATTTCTGTACATCATAGCTGCAGGTAGCACTACTGTCCAACCCAACATATTTCTAGATATTTGTTTTCTATCTTTAGCAGTAAATTTACCACCACCCAATACTTTTTTCATAATTGGTAATGGAGCACCTGCAGCATAGTTTCCTAGTAGTTCCATACTATTAAACATAAAACGTGGAAAAGGTGCTACAGTGGTTAAACCATTACGTGTTATAAAATTAGTGGTCTCTTTAAAAAAATAAAAATCAGGTTGTTTTGCATACGTAATATCCATTGCTTTGGTTACAGAATCAGAAAGAACTTCTTTAAAATCTTCTTTAGAAAGAAGTTCATCTATATTACCTGTTTTTGCTAATTCTATTAAATCTACATCATATTTTCTTTTAACTAATCTCTCTAGTTCTCCCATAAAAGTGGCTCTTCGTATCATATACTCTTGCCATCTGTTTACACTATTTAAAAAATCTACTCCACCTTCTGCTCCCTTTAAAACTTTTTCCATAGCTTTTGTTTTTAAACCAGAACCTTTTAAATCTAATTCCATGTTACGTCTAACTTCACTTACTTGGTCAAACATTCTTTTATGTTCGTCACCAAATCCGGGTGTTTTTAATATAAAATCTGTTAGTTCAGCAAACTCACCCCAATTTGAAGCATCGTACATATATCTCATGCCTTTAAAAGAATCAGTCCAATTTGTAGGACTTATTATGGCTTTCATTCCTGATGCAATACCCTCATTCTCTAAATTATATAATGCTGTATCCATTACATTTTGTAATGCTTCTAGTGGTGCTCTTATACCTGCAGACTGTATATTTCTCATAGCTGTTGCTATTTGAGAAACAAGCAAACCCCTACTTATATTTTCTATTCTTAAACCTACTTTAGCTATATTTTTTTGTGTTTTATTTATACTATCTCTTTCTCCAAGAACCTCTTTTGATTTAAATCTTTTCGCTATAGCACTCATTTTCTGCAACACTTTACCTGCTGATGAAGCAGAGCCAACAGACATTGTTACATACTCTTCAAAACTTATACCATATTTATTTAATGTTTCAAGCAATTCATCCGTAGCTAACAAAGGCTTACCATCTGGTGCTTTCTCTAAAGACAATTCCATTAAATTATCTATTACAGATTTGTTTTTTAAATCTACTTTGTTTGGAAATTTTTCAAACACATCACCTGCTGCTGCGACTAGAGCATCTAACTTTTCTGGTTTTAGTATAGGAAATACTAAATTATTTTCTGCATCACGTATTAAAGAAGCTGTTTCATCTCCTCTTTCTCCTCTTCCTAAACTTTGCCTATAATCTAATACATCCATATTTAATTCATCGGCATTTCTATATTTTGCAATATTAAGACCTGATTTTTTAGCCTTACCCATATCTAAAACTAAAAAACCTTTTTTATCTTTTTTTGATATTAATAAACTATCGTCTATAACTTCATCTATATCAAACTGACTTCTTGCTCCTATAGTCTGTTCAAATTGTTTAATTACAGTAGACCTTATTTCTCTATATTTTAAAGCCTGTTTTGCTGCTGTTTTAGCTTTCCCTGTTCTAACTATTTTTGTCGCTTCTTTTATAGCTTTTGGGTCATATTCTTGCTCTGTTATACCTCTTATAATTATTGTTTTTAAATCTTCATTGCCTTTTGCATACCTTAATCCTACCATAAGTCCATCAACAGCTAATCCTAATATGCCACCTTCTACAGATTGTTTTAGTCTAGCCCTTATTTTGTCTTCTGCTTCTGCACTATCGTCTACTTTACTATCTAAAAAATCTAATACTTCTTTTACAATACCTATTTGCTCATCTCCGTTGTCATCTACGTACGCAAACTCTTTTATAAAAGTAGCTAGGTTGCCTTCTTTAGGGTCAAACAGAGCATCTGCTATAGCACCCTTTATCATATATTTTCCAACTTTTGCCTTTCCACCCGGAGATAAGACAAAAGAAGTCAAAAACTGAGAGGTATCTCTAACAAAAGAACCTAACATTGTTTTTGGCTCTTCTACGCTAGGTAAATTATATGGAACTTCTAACTCAACATTTTTTCCAAAGTATATTTTGTCTCCTTTTTCTTGGTCATAGACTCTAAATATTTCTCTGTATTTATTTTTTTGTTCGTCAGATAATGTACCCCATTTACTTTTATCCATTTCATAGCCTAGTTCTTTTCCTAGTCTTTCTGCACCTGCTTCAGTAA